GTATAAGCAACGTCGTAACCAACTTCGATTCTTCTCAGGATCAAACTTGGTACAAGACTACCTATACAACCTAACTGCTAACGCAGGCTCAGTAAATCCATTCGATATCGCTTCTGGCGTTATTCGTGGAGATGTTGCAGCTAACGATGGTGGTCCAGGAACTGTAACACCATTCGCATTTGGTATTCCAGTAATCAACGTTCCTTTGATGGACGAGACTCGTGCAGGAGACTATTCAAACCCTTCAGGTTTGCATGGTGACCTACACTTGACTTTCCCTCAGAACTTTATTATTGGTATCAAGCGTGATGTTACTGTCTACCGTTTGTTCCAACCAAAGAAGGATACAATTGAGTACACTCTCTTTATCCGTGTTGGTTGCCAGATGGAAAACTTCGACGCACACGTCATTGTAAAGAACATTAAGGTCTCAGGATCAACAGGTACATCATTTGGTTCCGTAACACACGGATCAAACGTAACTGGCGGTTCAGGAACTTACACATACTAATATTAATTAGTTGCAAGATTGGGGGAGTTACTTTAAGTAGCTCCCTTAATCATTTTCTGATATAATTAAAGCACATTAACGAGAGGAAGATAATGTCATTTTCAGATCTAAAAATCAGTGAATTAAAGAAAGCAGCGGAATCGTTTGGAGTAGATCTTGACGGGTCTAAGACAAAAACAGAGATTGTAGCTCTTCTTGAAGAAGAAGGTATTACTTATCAAATGTATGACAAGTTTACCAATGTAGAAAAGCAAGATATAGAAATTTCAGAAGTAGAAAAGAAACAGAGAGAGAAGAAAATTATGAAGACTGAGAACTCGGTACTAGTAAAGATGGAAAGAGGAAATCATTCCTATCAAGCAATGGGACATACTTTTACACAAGAACACCCATTTGTAGCAATGTCAGAGTCAGATGCACAAAACATCTTTGATACTCAACAAGGTTTCAGACTTGCGACTCCACGAGAGGCTCAAGATTTTTACGCATAACAGGGAGTAATTAAATGCAAGATATAGCCAGAGGTACCCAGGAAAAAATTCACTTACACGTTATAAGTGATAATATTATGGTTCAGGCGGATTCGGTTCCAACCGTTACCATCTATGATGCGGATGACGACACATCTCCACTTACTGGGTACTCTGGTCTTGCTACAGATGAAGACCTAGATGGCGCATATTCATATATGCTTAGACCATCACTTACAAACATTCAAAGAGTATTAAAGGTAGTTTGGCATTATTCTGTAAATGGCGTTGTATTTGATCAACAAGATTTTTACAGAGTAAGCTCCGTATATGCTACAGTAAGCGATATTATTGACTTTCTTGGTTATGGTTCAACCCCGTCAGAATTAAATTATATGCCACCTGAGAGAATCTCGGCAGCCGAAAAAGTAGCAAGAACAATCATTGAAGGATATACTGGTCAAGCCTTCTATACCTATTATGGAATTCAAGAACAATTTGGCGTAGGATCAGATGCTATCGAATGTGTAGAAAGAATGATCACCCTAGACAAAGTTTGGGAAAATGATCAGTTAATGATTGATAATACAGTTGACCCAGTCTACAACAATTTCGGATTCGCATTAGAAATCAGTCCAACAGGAAAAGCAGTCAGAATTATAAATCAAGGTATGGACGTAAGATATGACAATCAAGTAGATCCAGCCGTTCTTTATTATGGAAGATTTAGAGATAAGTCAAGATATAAGTTCCAAGGTCAATTAGGTTACAAGTACGTTCCAGAAGATATCAAGCTTGCAGCCATGATGCTAGTTGGAGATATCCTTGCAAATGATTACAACTGGCGTAATAAGTACCTTAAGAAGGTTGACCTTTCAGAAATTTCGTTTGAAATGGCGGGAGGAGCATTTAACGGTACAGGTAATGTTACAGTGGATAATATCCTTGATCAATACCGCAACGTTAATATTGTAATCATTTAATGTTTAATTCATCAATCATTGCATCTATCATGAATATGTCCGCAGAGATTTACGGACAACAGAATATCCAAGACCCAGACACTGGAGCAATTTCCAGACAATGGGTATACAAGAAAACAATTCAATGCAAGATTGAACCAATTAAGGCAAGAGGAACTAACACCAAGGGTGATAATAAAACTTTTGATTCAACAGACCATGCTCAAGGCGGGTATAGCGAAGGATTTCAAATCAAGATGAAGTGCCTAGAACTCCTAAGTAAGCGTTGGAGAATTGGTTCAGTTAGAGCAAGCGATGGGCAACAAGTATTTGTTGAAATTGATAAGATTAATCAACCTGATACTATTTTTGAAGTAACTTCATCTCACGCTGTTTTGGATCCATTTGGAAGAGTTTCTTATTATGAAGCCATATTGCATAGGGTAAATGTCCAAGACAATGATAAAACTATCAATAAGTAAAGCAAGCATTGATGCTTTAAATAGAGAGATTGATCTCAAAGTAAAAGCCATAGGATATATGACACAGCCAGACTTTTTAAATGAAGTTTCAAGAGCTGTATTCGTTATCTTGGGCGAAAGATTTATGTTGGCTACTGATAGATTTTCTGCAACAAATCCAAAAAGAATGCATCATATTTATGAATGGAATAGGGTCGGAAACCCATCAGCAAGACTATTTGTTTTGAATAGACTGTCTATGATGAATGGAAGTATGACTGTAAATGTTACATTTAAAGAATCCAGAACTCCCGTCCCAATTGACCCAGAACTTCTTGTTCCTGGAAAAACTGGAAAGATTGTTAATAGAAGAAATGTGTTTAGAGATAAGGCAGTAATAATGGAAGAGGGCAGATCAGTCAGTTATCAGGCACAAAGAATGCTGGCTTTTATGGGATCTGATTTAGGACTTAAGTTTATTAGACCTGGCACTATGGTAAATATTAGACAACCAGGCGGGAAGTACACAAAGGACTCTTTGGCAATATTCATGGCTAATTGGTATAATAAGAATGCTCAAACAATTATAGATTCCTCTGGCTTATATGAAAGAATAGCTAATGAAGCATCTGTAGTATTATCAAAGAATAATGCGGGTATCTCAGATATCAAATCTGTTACCAAGCAAATCGTAGATTCTATTGTTTTAGGCAGGGAGGTAATTAGATGACAACAGACTATAAGTATGTAGCTTCCTATGACATACGTAAAACCCTTTTAAACGAGCTTACAGACAAGGGCATTATTGACCTTAATGATTACATAGCGGATGGATTTGATAAGCCCCTAGAGCCTGTCATCCCCGCACAACAGGTACCAGAATTCAATAACTTACTTCCAGGTAAGACATATATTATCTATGATATTCAGCAAAGGCATCACGGGGTGCAATGGTGGATCAGCGAAGAGGTAATTACATTTGATGTGGTCTCCAGAGATCCAGCCGAAATCCAGACTATTATTAATATAGCCACAGACCTATTCAGAAGATATGATCTTTCTGCAAGAGAGATAAATCTATCTTTGTCAGCAAATAGTCCATATACCTATCATTATTTCCGTCTTGAGTCCGCTGACCCAGTTCAGGCATTTTCAAACGAAGGCGGGTTCATGAATGGTATGATTTCCATAGCCTACGCATATAGCCGTGAGGTAGATTATCTGACTGGAAGATATAAGTAAAAGTTTGTTTTATTAAGCTTTAATGCTATGATTTTCCTTGAGGAAGTAAAATGTCATCTTTTTTAGGTTTTTTAATCTAAATAAAATAAGGTGGTGAAACAAAAATATGGCTACAAGTACAAAAAATATTATCGTAGGTGCAGCAGATCTCTTCATCTCTAACGTTGGAGGCGATTCTCGTCCAGCAACAGATAACACAACATTAGCAACACTCTTGCCAAGCGGTTCATCTGCTCGTACAGGTTTGCTACAATCAACAGATTATCGTGAAGTTGGATACACAACAACAGGTTTTGAAGTTTCTTATGAGCCTTCATACGGTGAAGTTATGGTTGATCAACTTCTTGATGCAGCTCGTTTGTTCAAGCAAACACTTAAGGTTGTCCTTAAGTCAGAGCTTACAGAAGGTACTCTTGAGAATCTAACTCTTTCATGGGGTCAAATGGATTCTTACTATGTAAATACGACTGGTTCAGCAATTAATGCTGTTCCTACATACTCTGCAGTTAAGGTTCAATCTGCTGATACAGCAGGTGCAACACTTAATCTCGCAGCAGGTGCTCTTGGAGATGCTCCAGTAGAACGTACTCTCGTTGCAGTTGGAAATGCTCCAGCTTACACAAAGGGTTCAAACTTTGGTGCAGCAGGAGTGCAAACAGGTCGCCAGAAAGAACGTGTATACGTTGCTCGTCGTGTCGTAAGCATTGACACAACTGCACACGGTCTAAAGCGTGATTCAGCAACAGTGTTCCCAGTAACATTCCGTTGCCTTCCAGATGATCGTTCAAACAGTTATGCAGGATCAGAATACGGTGTCGTTATTGACCGTGTATTCGGTGCTCTTTAAAAACTAAATAACAACTTAATATGGAATTTCAAGCCCCGTCAGGAAACTGGCGGGGTCTTGAATTTGTGTATACCTATTCTATTGGTATAATTAAACAGACAAAAGGAGCTATAAATGGCAACAACAGTATATGATGTAGTAGATATTGAACTATCAAATGGTGAGTCTCTCACCCTAAAACCGCTTCCTATTAAGAAGCTTAGAGAGTTCATGGAACTCATTAAAAAGATGGATCTGCCAGAAAATGCATCTGAAGATGCAGCTATGGATATCTTCATTGATGGTGCAATGATTTGCATCGCAGGGCTATATCCAAACTCACCACTAGGAAAAGACAAAGACAAGTTCGAAGAAGTTGTTGAGATTCCAACAATGATGAAGATTCTAGAAATCGTTGGCGGTCTGAAATTAACAGACCCAAACCTTCTGGGAGCGGCACTAGTTGGGACGAACTAGACCTACGCTCCCTTGAGTCCGAAGTTTTTTTACTAGGTCGTTGGAAGAATTATGACGAGTTGGAAGAGAGTCTGTCATTAGAAGAATTAATGGCAACAATTGAAGCAATTCGAAATAGAGATAACAACGATAAAAAGTTTGCGGCAGCTATAAATGGCGTAGACTTAGATGGACAAGATGAAGAAGTAATGGATGACATTACTGATTTAAATTCTGCAAGGATTGCAAAAGATGAGGGCTTTGGAGTAGGCGAAGGACTTGGCTTTATGCAAATGGGGGAGGATGAATGGCAAGA